GAAGAGAGTTTTGATAAATTAGTTGATACCCTTAAATCTAATACTGAGTATTATCATTTAAGAGGAAAGGATTTAGTTAAAAGGGGTATAAAAAATGGTGGATAATGTAGTTGATTTACCAGCAGGAAAAAGAAAGTTTCATAAATTTCCTAAAGGGGAAGTAACACAAGAAACATTGATGAATGAATTGGGACTATTACAATTGGGTATGTTTGAACCCTTGCATTTTTACGTTAATCCAGAAGAGTACAAAAGAGAAATTCAATTATTTAAAGATGATTGGGTTGAATATTTACCAAAAAAAGGCAGGCCCAACAATAGACAAGGACTTTCAATTTCAAATTTGCCAGGAAAAACTCATCAAGATAATCCTAGTAAACCACAAGCAAGTCAAGCTGCGGGAAGAAAATTGGATGATGCAGACTTTAATGAGTTTACAGAACTTTATCATTCATGTCCTAGCTTGCAACCGATATGTGATGCGTTTGCTCCTGTTGGAAGAACGTTTATTGTTCGTTCAAACTTAGGTGGATACTTTCCTCCACACAGAGATGATCCTAGTATACCAAGAATGTGTTTTAGGATAATCGTTTTTCTTCAGAACTGCGGCCCGCAACAATACGATTGGTTTATGCAAGACGATAAAAAATTACTAATTGAACATGGTAGAGCATATTATGTAAATACAAGAATGACACATAGGACTATTAGTTGGGTAGAAGAAAGTGACCATATGATAATGAACATACCTATGACCACAGAAAATGTGGAAAAAGTTATTTCTAATTTACTGTTTACACACTAAGATGAAAATATTTGCAGTTAGAATAGGCGACAAGTATGGGCCAGAATACGAAACATACTTAGAGAAAAAACTTTCAGATTATGAACTAGTCTGGATACGAGAAGCTTATCACCCCGAAGTACAACTTCAATGGAATAAGATGTGGGCAATGCAAACTGGTATTGATGAACCTGTTTGTGTTATAGACATTGACATTCTTTTGATGAATGACTACAAGAAGATATTTGAGTACCCTATTGTAAAAGGTGAGTTTGCAGCTATGCCAGGGTGGTGGAGAGACACGGAGAAGGAAGGATACTCTATCAATGGGGGGTTCTTCAAATATTATCCTACAGACTGTGAATATATTTACGATAAATTTATGAAAGATTATAATCACTGGCAGAGTCATTATATTTCAAATGGAACAACAAGTGGCCCTGTAAATGGAGAACAATATTTTGTTGAGGATTCTGTAAAGGAAAGATTGAAGTTGAAAGTGTTGCCTCCTCAGTGGTTTACTCGTTGGGTTACTGGTGAAGATATTATAAGTGGTAAGAGTATTAAAAAGTGGCAAGTTCAAATAACAAGAAAGTATAGTAAACTAACAGGTAACGACTATATATTTTTGGGAGATGAGTTTCATCCTGATATAAAATTTGTTCATTTCTCACACCGATTTAATAAACCACATGAATGGCGGGGGTTTAAAAACCATGTATGAAATTGAAGAGATATCTTGGAAAGAGATTAAAAAAGTATGGGAACAACATTTATGGCCAGAAAAGAAAGGTGGAGTAAAACAAACTAATAATTGGAAACTTACATTAACACCATACTCATTTACAACAATAATTAAGGAAGGTGAAAACCCTATAAAAACAAATCCTTACTTTTTTGGAATAAGAGTTGGTGGAGAACTAGTTTGTGTTAATAGCTGCTTCATGACTTCATCTAGTCATCCATTTAGTTATAAGGAAGATAGTTATTGGCGCTCTAGAGGACTTTGGACTTCTCCTAACCATCGACGGAAAGGACTTTCATTTAAGATTTTAACTCATACAGTTGAGTTTGTAAGTAAACATGATGCTACTTGGTTATGGACAGTTCCAAGAGAGTCTGCTCTTCCTGCTTACGAAAAGGTAGGTTTTGTTAAAAAAAGTGATTGGTTTGATGACGGCCAGTATGGTCCTAACTGTATCGCATCTAAATACTTATAAATATAGGTAAAGGAGTGACTCAATATGGCAATACCAGCAACAAAAGCAACTCTAAAGACCTATTGTCTTAGGTCACTTGGTTATGGTGTAATAGATATAAATGTATCAGATGACCAAATAGATGATCGTCTTGATGAAGCGTTACAATATTTTTCAGAATACCATTATGATGGAATCGAAAGAGTATATTTAAAACATCAGCTTACTCAAGCTGATATTGATAGAGCAAACACTAATACTAGTTCATCTGCAACTGATACCATTGATAATTCGGTGACTGCTACTTGGCTTGATGGCGCTGGGTATATTCCTACACCAGAAGCAGTAATTTCCGTTGTAAATGTTTTTCCTCTTAGTGGTGGTACTGGTAATAATATGTTTGATCTTAGGTATCAGTTAAGGTTGAATGATTTATACGATTTCTCTTCTACTTCTATTATTGAATACCAAATGACATTACAGCATCTTGATTATATAGAGCATGTAATGGTGGGTGAAGTTCCAATTCGTTTCAATCAACATCAGCAAAGACTTTATTTGGATATGGATTGGAATAATAAAATGAGTGTAGATGAGTATATTATAATTGAGTGTTATAGGAAGCTTGATCCAACAGAATTTACAGATATTTACAACGATATGTACTTGAAAAGATATGCGACTGCTCTTATCAAAAGACAATGGGGCGCAAATCTATCTAAGTTTAGTGGTGTTGCTATGCTTGGTGGTGTCACAATGAACGGTGAAACTATATATACTCAGGCAATCGAAGAAATTGTAAAGTTAGAAGATCAAATTCAATTACACTTTGAGTTACCAGTTAACTATATGATAGGATAGTTTTATGGCAGTCAATGCAGCATTTCATACAAGTAACTTTGCATCTATAGCAACTGAAAGAAATCTTTATTCAGACTTAGTAGTAGAAGCAATTCAGATTTATGGCCACGATATTCATTATCTTGATAGAACTATTATTGCAGAAGATACTACTTTTGGTGAAGATGCACTTTCAAAATTTCGTCAGTCGGCTAAGATTGAAATGTATGTTGAGAATGCAGAGGGTGGATATCAGGGAGAGAAAGAACTTATGTCTAAGTTTGGGTTGCAAAACCTGAGCGAGATTACCTTTGTTGTTTCTAAAACTAGATTTCAAGAGCTCACAAAGCAATTTACTATAGAAGATGAAACAGATACTACAGGTGGTTCTATTCTACTAGAGTCTGAAGATATTGATACGTCAGCTTACTCTGCTGTATTTGAAGGTTCTGATTTTTATCTCCTCAACGAGACTGATGCAACAGATTCAGATAGGCCGTTAGAGGGAGATTTAGTTTATCATCCAATACTTAAAAAATTATTTGAGGTAAACTTTGTTGATCATGATGAACCGTTTCATCAATTAGATAATAATCCAGTATACAAATTACAGTGTCGCACATTTGATTATAGTTCGGAACGTCTAGACACTGGAATTACTGTAATTGATGAAATAGAAGATTCTCTGTCTGTAGATTCATTGGTATATCAAATCGCTCTGGAACAGTCAGCTGCTGTCAATGAACAAATAAGAATACATGATACAACAACTACTAGAGGCTTGTTATTGGATGAGACTGATAGCGACAATATTATATTTGAGGATGATTCAACTTCTGTCGGTGAAAGTATACTTCTTGAAACTGGGGAGTGGTTACTTACGGAAGACTATATAATAGGTGACGGTAGTAGAACTACAGCAACTCTAGACGCATCTGCACAGAATGAATTGTTTGATGAGCTGGATGATACAATATTAGATTTCACTGAAAAGAATCCGTTTGGTGACGTAGGGAGTGTGGGATAATGTTTAAAAAGGGGAATATATTATGTTAGGAACTCAGTTCTATCATGAAACAATTAGAAAGGTTGTTGTAGCATTTGGAACAATGTTCAATAATATTCAATTAGTTCGTAAAGACAATACTGGAAAAATAGTTCAGTCAATGAAGGTTCCATTGGCATACGGACCAAGGCAAAACTTTTTGGTTAGACTTGCAGAAGACCCTGATCTAACGAAACAAGTTGCAGTTACTTTACCAAGAATTGGTTTTGAAATTGGTGGGTTATCTTACGATTCTACAAGAAAATTGAATCGAGTTCAGAAATTTAAGAAGGTTAAATCAGGAACTACAAAAAAACTTGACATGCAATATATGCCTGTTCCTTATAATCTTGATTTTATTCTATATGTTCTTGCAAAAAATTCAGACGATTCTTTACAAATAGTTGAGCAAATTCTACCATATTTTCAGCCAGACTATTCTATAACTCTCAATGATATTCCAGAGATGGATAATAAAAGAGATGTTCCTATTATATTGAATGGTATTACTTATGAGGATGATTATGATGGTGATTATAGTGCTAGAAGGTCTTTAATATACACTCTAAACTTTACGGCAAAGTTTTATCTTTATGGTCCTGTTACTGCTCAGGGTGTTATCAAAACTGTTCAAGTCGATCAATATGCTGATCTTCCTGATAATATTCCAGCTAGAGAACAGAGGCTTGTAGTTCAACCTAATCCTGTTAGTGCTGATGCTGATGATGATTTTGGATTTAGTGAGACAACCTCATTTTTCCAAGATGCTAAAACTTTTGATCCAGTGACGGGAACAGACAAGTAATAGAGAATAATTATGAATGATAAAATTGATAAGGCCTTAGGTATAGTAGAAGAACTTCCATCTAAAATTATAAAACAAGAAGTAACGCCTCCTCAAGAATCTTGGAGCGATACTAATGATAATGACATTGAAAAAGACTATGAGTATCAGAGAGCTAATTTTTATCGTTTAGTCGAGAAAGGTTCAACTGCGATTGACGGTATCCTTGAATTGGCAAAAGAATCAGAACATCCACGAGCATACGAGGTCGCCGGAAACCTAATCAAGCAAGTTTCTGAAGTAACTGAAAAACTTGGTGACTTACAGGAGAAGATGAGAAAACTTAAAGAGGTTCCAAATACCGCACCGAAGAATGTTACCAATGCATTGTTTGTAGGGAGCACTGCTGAATTGCAAAAAATGTTAAAGGAAAAATAATTATGTGGAAGTGGATTAAAAATATCTTCAAAAGAAAAATAAATAGACGAACGCCAAAAATTTAGGAATATTATTCATGACAGAACAATCAGTCTATTTGGGTAATCCTAATTTGAAAAAGGCCAATGTTGCTCAATCATGGACAAAGGAAGAGCTTAAAGAATATCAGAGGTGTATGAAAGACCCTCAATATTTTATAGAAGAATATATTAAGATTATTTCTCTTGATGAAGGACTTGTGCCATTTAAACTCTATGATTTCCAGAAGGAGATGATAGGGACATTTCATAATAATCGTTTCACTATCTGTAAATTACCCAGACAGTCAGGAAAATCTACTACTATCATTGCGTATTTGCTTCACTATGTTTTATTCAATCCAAATGTAAATGTGGCAATTCTTGCAAATAAAGCTGCAACTGCAAGAGACTTACTTAGTAGACTTCAACTTGCATATGAACATTTACCAAAGTGGTTACAACAAGGCGTTATGTCTTGGAATAAAGGCAGCTTGGAGTTAGAAAATGGATCAAAAATACTTGCTAGTTCTACTAGTGCTAGTGCCGTTCGTGGCGGCAGCTATAACATTATATTTTTAGATGAGTTTGCATATGTTCCACAAAACGTTGCAGAGCAATTCTTTAGTTCGGTGTATCCAACAATTTCATCTGGTAAGACAACTAAGGTAATGATTGTTTCTACACCACATGGTATGAATATGTTCTACAAGTTATGGGTAGATGCAGAGGAAGGTCGTAACACTTATGTTCCTATTGAGGTTCATTGGAGTGAGATTCCTGGCCGTGATGAGGAATGGAAAAAGGAAACAATTAGAAATACTTCAGAGGCTCAGTTTAATACAGAGTTTGAGTGTCATTTCTTAGGGTCAATTGACACTCTCATTTCGCCAGATAAAATTAGACATTTGACCTATCGTACTCCCAAAACAACTAATGCGGGACTAGATGTGTATGAGAACCCAGTAGAAGGTCATACGTATATGATGTGTGTTGATGTTGCAAGAGGAGTGTCAAATGATTACTCAGCATTTATTGTTGTTGATGTAACGAGTATTCCCTATAAACTTGTATCAAAATATAGAAACAATGAAATAAAACCAATGATATTCCCATCTAAAATACACGATATCGCAAAAGCATATAATAAGGCTTTTGTTCTTATCGAAGTGAATGACATAGGAGAAGCAGTTGCTAACTCTATGCAGTTTGATTTGGAGTATGACAACCTAATGATGGCTTCCATGCGTGGACGGGCGGGACAAGTCCTTGGAGCAGGGTTCTCAGGGGGCAGAGCTCAATTGGGGGTAAGAACGACTAAAGCTGTAAAACGTGTTGGATGTTCTAATCTAAAACAATTAATTGAGGATGATAAACTA